AGCAGCGGTGCCAGCCACTGCAGGGCTTTGCCGACCAGGTTGTAGACCGCCTCGGCGAGCGGCTTAGCAGCGACCCGGATCGCGTTCAGGGCGGTTTTCAGTTTTCCGAGCGGAGTGGCGGTCTGCTGGGCGGTCTTGTCGATGGTGATCCCGCTGTCGGAGATCGCCGTGGACAGCTCCTCGAACGACAGTGATCCTTCTCGTACCAGACCTGCTAGGCGTGGGCCTGCCCGGGCGCCGAACACGTCGATCGCTATCCCGGCCGCTGCAGTGTCCGAGGGTGCGTTGCGTATCTGGTCGAACGTGGTGCGAAGCACCTCGCTGGCCGGTTTGCCCTGGGCGGCAGCCTCCTTGACCGTCCGGGAAAACGACTGCATCATCGTGGACGCGGGTATCCCGTTCTTCTCCAGCAGACCGAGCAGGGCTGCGGAGTCCTCGTAGGACAGGCCGAGCTGGCGCAGCACCGGACCCTGTGCAGCCATAGTGTCGGCGAGGCCGGTGACCGACGCACCGGTCTTTATGTGCGCCCTGTACAGCACATCCATCTTCGGGACCTGGTCCTCGGCGCTGATGCCCCAGCTGTTCATCACCTTCTGGGTGCTGTCGAGCGTCTTGGAGAGGTCTTCGTCGGTGATCGCCGCCAAACGAAGGCTGGTCCGGGCCGTTTTCTCCAACGTCTCGCCGGTGAGCCCGGACTGGCGGTTCAGTTTGACGATCGCCTCGGTCACCTGCTCCATCGACTCGGGCCGGGTTTTCAGCACGTTCTCCATCGACTTGTTCAGGCTGTCGAGGGTTTTTCCGGTCGCCCCGGTTTCACGCTGAATCGTCCGTGACGACGCCTCGAAATCGTCACCCAGCTTGTAAAGCGCCACCCCCAAACCGATCGCAGCCACCCCCGCCACGGCGAGGGTGGATTTCACTTTCGGGCCGATCCCCCCCACGCTGCGCTCAGCGCCTTTCGCTGACGCGCCGACCTCGGCGACACCCCGACGAAAGTCGGTGGTGTCGGCGGTGAACCGGGTGACCAGGGTGGCGATCGTGCTCATTTGTGGCCGTTCCCGTTGGCAGCGCCGCCGCCGACACCGGCGAAGTAGGTGCGCATCTTCTCCTCCACCTCGACAGCCGAAGGCTGCGGCCTGGCCGGTTTGGGCACCCGGTTCGCTGCCGCCCAGTCGGGGATGAACTCCTCCGGCCGGTACGGGCGGGGATGACGCCTGTGGTCCCGGTTGGCGTTGGCGACCGTCGCAGTGGTCTGGGCGTGCCGCCAGTCGTCACGTTCGGGGCCGACCGGCCCCTCGAGGCGTTGGAACGCCTGCCATTCGGCGAACTCGGCGGATGTCATCCGCTGCTGCAACTCGCCTACAGGGATGCGAAAGTGGTGGGCGAGCCGGAACCATTCTCTTCGTTCTGATCCCGGCCGGGCGAGTTTCCCGTCAGCTCGTCCACATCCTCGTCGGTGAGCCGGGACAGCTTTTGGCACACCTCGAAGATGCGTTGCAGGGCGGACGCCGATTTCTGGGTCAACCATTGGGCGTCGGAGTCGCGGCACACTCGCTGGCCGTCGCCGTCAACCCAGCAGCGGACGATCAGTTTCGCCCGCAGGTCGCTGTAGTCCATCTTCGGCCGGCCCCGGCCGCCGCCACCGTCGCGCAGCAGCGACGCCTCCCACCCGTCGCGCTCCGCTCCTGTCAGCCCCCGGACACGGACCAGGGTTTTCTGGCCGTCATGGGACCACTCGGGTATCTCGACGGTCTCGTAGGAGCGGTCGTCGAGAAGGCGTATGTCAGCGGGGGACGCGAAGGTGACCAGTTCGCCGACCGCCACCTGGTCGTCGAGGTTCCCCTGCCCGTCGCCGGTGTCGTCGCTCATACCGTCGCCGGGTCGTACACGATCGGCGTGTCGAACGGTGCAGGTGCCAGCTTCGCCCCCGGACCGCTTGTCGGGACGGTCAGTTGAGGCTTGCCCGACACCCGCATCGTGATATCGGCGGTCATGGCGTCCGCCACCGGGATCGACCTCGAGAAGCCGGTGACCGAACCGAGGAACTCCTCGAAGGTGCCGTCTATATACCGGATACGCCACGCGGTGTTCCCGCTCTCGTACATCTGGTTCAACAGCACACCGAGGGCGTGCTCGGGGTCGGCCGAGTGCCTGGGGACGTAGTTGACGGTGAAGGAGATCTCGCCGGCGTCGAGCAGCGCCGGAATGTACTCCTTGAACCCGCCGGGACTCCGGTGGTTGGTCACCTCGACGGTGTCCTTGGTCAGCTCCGGCGGGGTGAAATCCCGGATCTCCAAACCGGTGTCGGTGTAGGTCGGCGGCTCCGCGTCGTCGCCGATCTGCAACGACAGTCCGTAGCCGAGTTCGGCTTCGGTGTCGTGGCTGTCCCATCCTTCAAGCGCCATTGGTTACTCCTTTGGGTTTGCGGTTGACACATACGGGCAGACGAACGTGATCGCCATCCGCCGAAGCGGGCCGCCCGGGTCGCGGGTGGCGTGCGTTTGTTCTCTCAGAACGTGGATCGGGTCGTAGCCGGGGATACGCAGCCGGATGTGATGCAGCAGGCCGACAACCCGGTGGGCGATCCCGGCGGCCTCGGCGTAGCCGCGGTATTTCGACCAGCAGTCGATTTGGAACCACACCCGGTCGATGCACACGTTGAGAGCGTCCCGGTTCGCCAGCCAGGCGGTCCCCCAGCACACATACGGTGTGTCGGCGTCCTCGGGGACGTAGTCGAACACCGGGACGTCCAGGTTGTCGGCGAGGTGGGTGACGACGGCACGCTGGATGTCGTGCAACGGTTCGATCCCGACCAGGATCGGGCCTTCGACGATCAGGTCGCTCACCGGCCGACCCTTTTTCTCGCCTCGGCCAGCTGCGCCTGCTCGAGCCTGGTTTCGGCGTTGGCTGCGGCCGGGCGGGCGAACGGCTGCGCCTCGGTGCGGGACGTGCCGAACTCGACGAACCCGGCGTACTCGGTGGTGTCGTCGCCGGCGATCGCCGCCACCTTCCCATCCCCGTCGTCGACCACCCGGATCGTTGACGCCAGCCGCCCGGTGTCTGTCGGCACATTCATGCGCATGTCGGCCGCGACCTGCTCAGCGAGGTCCCGGTTGGTGGAACGGGCCCCGTCCTCCAGGCGTTTCGACAGGCCGCCGACAGTGGCTAGCAGCCTGTCCACCCCATCCAGGCGGGCCATCAGACGGGCTCCTGGTCGGTCTGATACTCCCGGGCCTCAGCCCTCTGGTAGGCCCGGATCGACGGCCAGGTGACCGCCTCCACCCACAGCAGCCGTTCCCCGTCGTCGAGCAGATCCCCCCGGCGCACATCGGCGTCCGGGGCGAGGTACACAAAGAACGGGGCCCGGCTGTTCGCCTGGGCGGCGGCGACGATCTCGGCGATAGACCCGACCGTCGGCAGAGAAACCCTCGCTTGGACAGTGCCGACGGTGACCCATTCGACGCTCTGGCCTCCCATCCCGTCCCCGGCTACCTGCCGGCGGTGGACGGTCACCGTGTGGACGAGAAGATGGGCGACCGAATCCGCTGTGACGCTCACCGTTCCCTCCTCAAAGGGTCGAGCAGGGTGCGTTCGATGTCGGTCAGTTGCGCCCGGCCGCCGGTAGGCACGAACGCCCGCGACCAGTCGCCGATCCGTTCCGACTGCAGCATGTCCGGGTTGCGCGACGTTCTCGCCGCCACCTCGAGGGCGACCTGGCGGGCCGCCTGGAACTGCGGGGAGCCCTCGTCCCAGCCGTGGCGGTAGGCGACGGTGATGCAGCGGGGCCGGCGGGGCCAGATCGGCCGATGCCATCGGGACGCCAACCGCCACAGCACCCCCGCCGACGACCAGCTGTAATGGCGGCCCTCCACCAGCAGATCACCGTCGAGGCGCACCTTGCCGACCTGGTGCACCTCCAGCTCGGGGAGCAGCAGCACATCCGACCCCGACCCGTCCAAGGTGATCTCGTCGGCGACCAAGTTCACCTGCTGCACCACATCGGCCCGCACCGCGGCGGACGCCCAGTCGCAGAGCCATTCGGCCTGCTCCCCGGTCAGGCCGGGCACGGCGGCGGCAAGGTCTTCGACGGTGATGAACGGGGCGAGGGCGGTCATCTACTTGGTCTCGACGTCCCCCGAGTGGGTGTGCGGGGTGCGGGCCTTGGTCGGCGGCTGCGCGGGTTGGGAGCCGCCGCTCTTGTCGGCCTGCTTGCTCATCTTCTTGTACCGCTCCGCTTTGTCGGGGGTGACCCGGAACTTGGTTTTCAGCCCGCCGGGCAAGGTCACCTCGACGGAGGTCAGGTTTTGGCGTTCAGCCATGTGGGACTCCAATCGTTGATCGACAGGGACGATTTCGGTCGGCCCGCCACAGTCGTGGCCGGCGGCACCGCAGATCGGGCAGCGCCGGCGGGCAGGCCAGAAGGTGAGCATCGGCCATCAGGATGCGGTCGCGATCTTCACGAACGCTGCAGGACGGATCACACCGAACGCTTCCCGCTGCTCACCGAGCACGGCGAGCAGGTTGCGGATGAAGAAATCGGCGTGGCTGTCGGAGACGGAGATGGCGGCCTGCTGGCGGTCCCACACCACCGCCCGCTGCCAGTCGCCCAGCCAGGCGGTCCCCTCCTCCACATACGGCGACGCGATACGCGGCAGCCCCCACAGGGTGTTAGGGCCGACCGAGAACGGGCCGTTACCGAAGAACCGGCCCTGCCCGTCGCGCTCCAAGTCGATGGCCTCGTCGTCCTCGACGTTCAACAGGAACGCGGTCGGCTGGGCGAACCCGCCGTAGATCACCTTCGACTTGGCTTTGCGGGTGGTGGTGAACAGGTCGGTGTCGAAGTCCTGCTCCTGCACCCCCGAGGTCTGATCGAGCCCTTCGATCTGCCCGTTGTCGCCACCCCCGTACAGGAATGCACGCTCCTCGGCATCGGCGATGTCGCCGCGCAGCTCGTCGTCGATCAGCCCGCGGAGCTGGCCGGCGTCCATCGCGGCCCGCTTGGTGATCGGTATCCACTCGGCGACGGTGTCGACCGGGGCGGTCACCACCTCCAGGTCAAAACCGCCCATCGGCTTGATACCGGTCTCGCCCGACGGGAAGCTGGCCGGGTCCAGGTCGGTCGCTTCGGGCACCCAGTCGGCTGCGTTCACCCGGGTCAGCTGGCGGACATACTCGATCAGGTCCGAGGTGGTGGTACGCCGGGAGATCAGCTGGCGCAGATGCACGTCGTAGCGGCCGAGCGTGTCGACCAGCCCCTGCCAGTCGGGTGGTACCAGCCCTTGTGCGCCGGGGGTGCCGGTGATCGAGATCAGCCCGCCTTCACCGCCGACGCCGGGTTCGGGATCGGGCGGTGGGTCGCTCTTGCCGGTGATCGTCGCCAGGTTGACCGGCGCCATGTTCACCCTGGTCCGATCCGGGATACGCCCGCCCGGCCACTGGGAACGGAAGGCCGTGTACTCGTCGGATCCGACGAACGCGGCGCCGAGGGTCGCTCCCCGCGCCTGTCGTGCCGGCCGTCCTGCCGTCGATGCGGCGGTGCCCTCACCGGGCAGCGACGCACCAAGCTCGGCGAGCTGGCGGGCGAAACTGTCGCCCTCCTTCTGGCGGTCCCTGTCCGCCTTGAGGGTCTCGACCTGTTCGAGATAGCTCTTGACCGCCTGAGTGTCCTCAGCGGTCCAGCCGTCCTTCTCAGCCTTCTCGGCGATACGGCGGGCGTCTTCTGCCCGAGCCTTGATCTGCTCTGTCAGTTCTGCAATACGGTCCACGGTTGGGCCTCCGGATATGCGTGACGGAATAGAACCCGTCTCACGCAGTTCCTCGGCCCCCCTCCGGCGGTCCGGTCCGGGGCGTTGACCTTGCGAGAACGTCCAGCGGTCTCAGCAGCCCATCCGGCGGTCCGGTCCTGCTACCTCAACCGAACACCAGTTTTACCCTGACAGCACCCCGGCGGTCAAGGACTCGATCGCCACCATCAACTGCTTGCCCTCGTCTTCCCCGGCTCGGGCGTTCAACTCCGGTGCTTCCATGTCGGCGTCGGAGAGATGCTTGGCGAGATGGGCGTGAACCCCGCTTCGGTCCGCGTCGGGGATGTTCGCACCGCCCCGGCCGCCGTTCAGGGCGGCGATACCCGCCGAACAGGCTTTGGTCGACGCCGAACCCGGCGCCCCATCGGATGACACCAGATGATGCGGGAACTTCCACGCTGCCTGGGTGTCGGGGTCGCCGTCGGGGTCCTGCCAGGCGTACACCTTCCGGTATGTGGCCGCGCCGGCGTCATCGGCCAGGTTCCGTTCCGCGGCGCCGGCGTCCCAGTCGCCGTCGTCGGTGCCCGTCGAATGCGACCCGACAGCCGACTTGATCCCGTCGGCCCCGCGGGCGGCTTCGTCGTCGGGATCATCGGATGACAGGACCTGCTCGAGCAGGTCGATGGCGTCGCTGATCTTTTGCCGGTTGGTGCCCGACACTGCCCGGCCCTGCTTGGCGAACCGGGACGCCACCTCCAAAAGGTCGGTCTCCTCGTTCGCCCCCAACAGGCACGGCCCGCACTCGAACAGTCGCAGTTTCAGCAGCTCGGTCACCTTGCCGCCCCAGCCCCGGTCGGTCGACTCGTCGGTGTGCTTCCACTCCAGCACCTCGTAGGCGAAGCTGAACTGGGTTACCCGCCGGTCGGCGAGCAGCTCGTACACCTTCGCCGCGTCAGGGTCATCCAGGTTCATCTGGGCGGTGACCTCCAGGCCCCGGTCGGTCTCGGCCGCCGCTTCGGGGTCGACCTTGCCGACATGGGAGTGAGGGTTGCGCCAGTCATGCGACCAGATGAACGGGATCGGGTCACCTTTCGCCCGCCACTCGCCCAGCGTGTCGGCGAACGCACCTTTCACGATCCGGTCGCCGTCGTGGTCCACGTTGTTGAACACCGACACCAAAGCCCTGATGGTGCCGACCCGGCTGTCCGGATCGGTTTTCGCCTCCAGCAGCTTGGTGGGGCAGGTCATCTCCTTGGCTCTCATGTTTCCTCCTCGATCATCTGACGGATAGTGCGATCGGCTTCGGCTGCCGCGAAGAACTGGGCGAGCGCATGATCGGGGTCCGGGGCGGCCAGCGCGTCGAGCACCCCAGCCCTGGTGCGCAACAGCACCCCGGCGGCGACCACGTCCGGCTCGTCGACCCCGACACGCTCCAGGTCGTCGGACAGTTCACGGGACCAGCGCTCCGGCTGCCACACCGAGCCGACATCCCGGTCGCCCTCGGCGACCTCCCGCCACCGGCCCCGGCATGTGCGCCCGCAGCGGACCAGGAACCGGCCGACCGTCTCCACCACCTCCGCCGACGCCTGCCCCGCTTCGGGTGCCGAGTCGGTCGGCGACGCCTGCCCGCCGACCAGCACGTTCAACGGGGTGATCAGCTCGTCACCGCCCGGCTTCGGGCTGCGGTTGTCCAACGCCCTCGCCTCGTTGCGGGTCAGCCACGGCGCCCCGGTAGCCGACTGCAACGCACGCACCCGCTCGATCAGATCGCCGCGTAGCTTCGCGTTCAGGTTGAACTCCACGTAGGCGTTGGAGTCGACAAGATCCCGCCATTCGGGGATCAGCTGCAACTCGATGTCCTCCTCGATGCCCACACACCACGGCGGCAAAGTGTCCTGATACACCGACTTGTGCAGGTCGGCGACGTTCGAGAACGTGGCCCGGTCCAGAATCCCGACCATCGGCTGAGGCACATGGAACGCGGCGGCGACCTCCTCCCGGGTCAGTTTCTTCGCCTCCAGCCACTGGGCGTCACGGGCAGAGAACGACGCCTGCTTCCACATCATGCCGTCCTCCAGGATCGGAGTGCCGCCCGCTTCAGGCCCGTCATCAGCCCACTGGGCCCGCCAGTTGGCCATGAAACGAGCACGGGCCGGGTCCGACCACTCCGGGGCGTCCGCTGGCCGCTCGATCACCCCCGACATGCGAGCACCGCGCCGCCACAACTGCTCCCGGTAACGGTCCGACTCCATGTCCTCGAGCAGGATCTGCCTGAGCGTTTCGATCGGTGAGAACCCGACCCGGCGGTCCGCCGGGTTGTACCCCCGGAAATGCACCACCTGATCGGCCCGCAACGTGAACGGACCTTTCGGGCTAGCAAACGTGTAGGAGGTCGGGGCGAGCCAGTCGTCACCGTAGGGTGTCACCTTCGTCGGCGGCAGCGGCACCAGACGCATCTCGTCGCCGGCACGCATCTTCAACCAGTAGGCGTTGTCGAAGATGCACCGATCCGACACCAGCGTCTCGAAAAACAGGGTTTTCGACATCTTCGCCGATGTCTCCCACCCGGACGGATGGCGGATCGCCCGGGCCAGCGCATGATCGTCGACCCGCTTCCGGTCGGTGTCAGACACCCGCCGGTACAAAGTCAAGTTCAGCTCGGCGATCGACCGGGCGAGGAACCCGACCACCTTGCGCACCTGCGGCTGGGTCCGCCAGATCGACCCGTAGTCGGCCATCAAAGACGCCCACCCGCTGCCCGGCGTCATCCCTCCCTGCCAGGACGCCAGCCCGGCACTGTCCCCGCCGCCGCCCAACGCTGCGAGAGTGCCACCAGAGCGGAAAGCCGTCACCGGCGTGCCACCACCTGCACGAACTCGACCATCTCCCCGTCCACGATCACCTCACCGTCCACCGGGATCGGCGCCCTGCCCGACTCCACGATCCGGGCGTCACGCAACACCAGCAGCGGCCCCGATATCGACATCAGCACACCCTCGAACGCCCTGCCCGATGTGAGGTTCACCACCACCGAGGAACGCAGCAGCGACCGCCAGCCCCGGGCCATCAGGTACGAACTTTCATACCGACATCAACCCTCGTTCCTCGTAAGCGGACTTCGCCGGCTTGGTGTGCCGCAACGCACGGTCCAGGGCCATCACCGTCGAGATCGGGCCGTCCACCTTGTCAGCCGAGGAGCCCTTGTCGATCTTGATGTTCCCCGCCGG